TCAATGTACTGATTGGTCGTTGCTGGGGGTCACAGCGGTCATCCATTGCGAGATTGCCGACTGGCGCCAAGCGACCGAGTTGGGTCCTATTCTAACCTGTTTTGGGAAGGTGCCCTCCCTGATGCGACGATAAACCGTGTTACGGCCCAGGCCGGTGGTGTGAAGCACCTCGTCGAGGCGCAGGAAGCGATCAATTTGTTCTGCTACTGCCATGATGATGCTCCGGGCCGCGCGTGGCGGCAGAAGGTGGTTAATCCCAGTCGTGACTGAGTTCGGGGTTGATTGGCGGGATGCACTCGAGCGTGGCGAGATTCAGCAGGGTGAAATGGCCGTCCATCCATCCAGCTGTGTCTATGTGGTGGACGTTTCCGAGCACAGCAGGCTGGCGCAGCGGCGTATGGCCGACCACAAGGGCGCGCAGGCCTTCGACGCCGCATGTGTCGCCGTCCTGAATTCGGCTGCGCGACCACATGCAGCTGTTCTGCACCTGCTTCAGCCGCTTGCCGCTCTCGGGTGATTCAAGTTCAGCGCGCAACTGGCCCCAAGACTGGAAGGGACAATCTGCGTGGACGATGCCGATCAGGCCCTTGGCCGTCTCAACCTCGATCGCAATCGGCAAGTCCTGGAACATCACCTGGTAGTTCTGTTGCTCGGTCAGTGGCAGACCGACGAACCACGTCCCGCCGTTGTACATCCAGTTGCCGATGTCGCAGGTATCGAACCGGCAGACGTAGTCGTCATGGTTGCCGCGCACCGGGTGAAACCATGGCTTGTTCAGCCACTTGATGACGTCCTCGCACTCAGGCCCGCGGTCGACCAAGTCGCCGACGCTGAACAGTCTGTCAGCGGCAGGATCAAAACCTGCAGCATCCAGCGCCGCCTGAAGCCGGGTGAAGTGGCCGTGAATGTCGCCGACCGCGAAATCCCGGCCAGCCGTGTTTGCGGCGAAGCGCTTCACGCGCGACACCTCGATAGTTTCGAGCATGGGTAGGCCTCGCCCGCCGTTCACCGGCAGGCTGGTAGGTGGAGGAGGGTTAGGCTGATGCTTTAGATATCAGCTCGCAGTCGGCGGCCAATTTCAGGAGGTTGCGAGTGGTCGGCCTGAATCGTCCGGTATCCGGATAGCACTCGAACTCATGGCCTTCGGGGAATGCTTCGAAGGGTCCATGCCAGGGCCAGCAGCTTTTCCAATCAGCCCATACGGTGTATGCGTCTTGGCCTTCGCCCCAGTAGTCGGTGCCGCCGCCCACGCTCGGGCAGTGGCGGACGGAGGAATTCTGCTCATAGGCCAGCTCGGAATGGTCGTCATCGATCCATGCGCGGCGATACAGCGATGGGTGCAGGCGAACCAGGCGCTTGCTGAGCTTCTTCTCTATGCGAGCCTTCATCACCGTGGCCCCGAGTAGATGAGCCAGGCCATGTAGGCGAGGGCGGGGATGATCATGGCGCAACCTCGCGATTGCCGAAGCGTTCCAGCAACTCCTGCTCAAGCTGAACAGCCAGTTTGTCGTAGTCGCTCAGGCGAATGGTCCTCATGCGTTTGTTGACTTCATCGAAGCCGCTCGGCACCCCACGGTCTGCCCACCAGTTCCGTGCATAGCGGAAAACAGCCATGGCCGTTTCGGTTCGGAACTCGTAGGCGTTCCCGGGGCGGCCGCACCAGTGCAAGGTGTCGCCGTCGATCAAGGCTTTGAGGCGTCGCGCCAACTGGCCCTTGCTAAGCTGGATGCCGAGACCTCCGCGACTGATCATGCTCTGGTACTGGGCGAAGTGACGATCTTGGTCGCGCTCGCCTGTGAGCCCCTTGCTGCCGCCGACGTAGTTGGTGATCACGCCACGGGCTGTTCGCCTCACCTGAGCGAGCCAGACGGCTTGCAGGATTTCTGCATCGGTTACTTTCATCAGGCAATACCTGTCCTTTACCGCTATAGCGGCTGACTTTGAAGTGGGAGGGAGTTACGGCTTCGTATGAACTTCGAGAAGGTGCTCGACTTGATTCGACATCTGTCCGCCGTCCTGCGCGGCCTCGACAAGTTCAAGCGCCCAGTCTTCCAGCCAGTTGCGCGGAACGCCGATAATTTTCGTGTCCGGTGCGTCGGAACAATCCAGCGGCCAGGCCCTCAGGACTTTGTCACCGCGATAAGCCAGCAGAGCGTCACCAGATTCTTTGTCAGTCCATTTGCCGTCGGCGTCCAGCATGGCGAAAGTCAGCGCTACATCGCGCTCGCCATCCCAGTTGTCGATGTGGCGCACGGCGTAGAGGCCTGGCTTGTAGGTCGGCGGTTCGCTCTCGGCGCCGTTCTGCGCGATAGCGGTCAGCTGATCAATCCGCTGATCCGCTGCGTTCAGTCGTTTCTGCAGTTCGTTGATCTTCAACTGCTGAGTGTTCCAGGCCAAGTTAGCGTTATCGCATTCCTCCGGATCTACTTGATCGCAGTGGGGGCAGCGGGCGTCCTCGTAGTCACCGGTGTCGGCTATCTGTCCACCGCCAAGGCAATGGAAGCTGGGGTAGACCTCGCCGCAACCTTGGCACTCGACGACGAACGGGCCGCCGGTGTTGTCATGCGTCACTAGGCCCAGGTTCTTGCGCTGTGGCAGGGTGTTGCAATGCGCTTCGCTCATCATGCCGCCTCCATCATTGCTTCGATAATTCTCTGGCCCGCCAGCGGCGGTACCGCGTTGCCAGCCATGTGCATGGTTTGCCGATGGTTGTCTGGGCGCTTGGTGTCCGCCGGAAACGACATGGCGGCAAGCGCTTCATTCGCCGAGAGCATCCGCATCTCATCGCCGCGCACCAGGGCCCAGCGGTCAAGGGTGGTGATGGTCCCGATCGGCCGCTCCAGGCATCGCCCGGTCAGGCCGGAGCCCGATCCGTAATAGGGCATGATGAAGCGATCGCCGAAACGCTCCCGGCCATTCTTCACGCGAAGCAGGGTCGACTGGGCGCGCCCAGGCTTAACAACCTTGCTCCACTTGCCGGCGTCGAAGTCGATGAAGGATGAGGCCGGAACATGCCGGCGCTGGTGCAGTTGAAGGTTCAGCGGGGCCTTGCTTCGAGTGCAGACCAGGAACAGGCGCACCCGGTGCTGAGGCACGCCGAGGTCAGCGCAGTCGACGACGTGCGGCGCGATCATGTAGCCGAGCGCCGCCATTGCCTGTGACCAGGCCGGGTACAAAGCCCAGGCCGTGAACTCTTCAACATTCTCGACCAGCACCACTTCCGGCCGGTGGAATTCCGCCGCAGACACAACGGCCCAGGCTGTGGACCGGGATGCATCGTGCTGCGCGTTGCCCGACGCTTTGCCGCGGGCTTTCGAATGCCCCTGGCAGCATGGCGAGGCCAGCATAATGTCGTGTGCCGGAACCTTCGACCAATCCGCTTGGTGCAGGTCCTGGCAGATGTGAATCGCTTCCGGGTGGTTGGCGCTGTGCCACTCAACCGCAACAGGCCAGTGGTTTGCGGCCCAGAGAACGTCGATGCCGGCATTGCGGGCACCGGTTGACCATCCGCCGAGACCGGCGAACAAATCGATTGCTGTAGGCATGGGTAGACCTTGCCGGGCCATGCCCGGGTGGTGGAGTGTGGTGAGAGATCAGCTACAGTTCAGCGATCAGCCAATGTAGGAGGTAGTGATGTCCGAATGGAGTGAAGTTATTGCAGGAGTCGCGGGTGGGGGGCTGGTGTTGGTGTACGAATCGCTGAAGTCGAAATTCGTCGACCGCCGGGACCGTAACAAGATCTTTGAGTGGCTAGATGCAGAATCCAAAAAGGCCGGAAAGTATGAGCATCGATCGACCAGGGCGATTTCTAAAGCCGTCAGTCTTATGCCAGACCGCGTTTACTACCTTTGTCACACCGATATCCGTATTAACCCTGCGCTTGGGGAGCGAGATGATTTGTGGAATCTCAGCGGTGAAGACCAGGTGAAGCAGAAAGGTTTATGGGGTTAGTCACCACAGAAGCAGTCGATGGCTTCGTCGTGGTCGGCGAACATGTCGAATTGGGTGTCGGAGTAGTCGAGCATCTGCTGGTAGCTTGGCCGGTCACTGCGGAACCTAGCACCGTCACCGGTGAACTTGCCGCCGGACACTACTGAGCTTTCCATGCGTGCCCACCACTCAGCCTTAGGCCGGTCGCTGGCGATAATTGAGTAGACCTGCTTGGCTCCCTTCAAGAAGCAAAGGTCGCAGTTGCCTTCCAGCGTTCGCCCGTTGATGGTTGGAAGCATCAGGTCGAATGGTTGGTCGCCCCAGAAGGCCGTCACGTCCTGCACGCCAACACCTGCATCTGCCAGCGGCATCACCATCGTGGCCCACTTGCTTTCGCTGGTGCTCTTCCGGTGTCGTATCTTCACCACCCTGCGCGGCTCATCGGCGCGGATGCCGGTCATCATATCCACCGGCGTTTCTTCGGTCGACAGACCCAGGCTGCGGAGATACTTGTGAATGATCCGAATCTTCAGGTCTATGGTGCAGAACCTGGTCACCGGGTTGGGCAAGTATTTCCGCTTGCGGATCAGCGCCTCGAACGGTTCTCCATGGCGGCTGGCGCTGGCGAAGTCCACGACCTCAAATCCTGTTTCGTTGTCCCGAAACTCAAGCCAGATGATCGGCACCGCCCAGCGCTCAGCGCACTCCCGGACAAACTCCAGGGTGGCTGGATGTTCTTTTCCTGTGTTGGCGAAGGTGACGACCAGATCGCTCAGGTCATCGTTGGTGTCCAGCACCTGGCGCAGCATGTAGGCGCTGGTGCGACCGCCGGAGAAGCTGACGACCGTCGTCCCGGACAATTGGTAGGGAGACATAGAGGATCCTCGCCGGCTGGCGTGATTCGGTGAAAAGGGGTATTTGTGTGACCGGCATAAGCCGACCAGGGAAATCAGCGATGTATCAGGAGCAGTATTGGAATGAAATGGTTGGAATCAGGGCTCACCAGAATTACCTGGTGCTCTATCAACTGAGCTCCGAACGGTGGGATCTTGGCTTCAGGATATTTTTGGCCTTAGTCTCCAGCGGAGCGATAGGTGCGTGGGCGGTATGGAGCGAGTAGCCCAAGGTATGGGCCTCACTTATCGCGTTGTCTCAGGTCATCTCTGTCTTGTCTTTGCTGATGCCGTTCAAGGCTCGCATTAAGGCTTTGGGCGCCTCAGCTTTGGCAATGGGCGCGCTTGCTGATAAAGCAGAACGTGGTTGGTTTGACGTCGCAGAAGGCGCCTTGTCGGATAAGCAGGTAAACAAGGCCAGGCACGACATAAAGGAACAGAAACAAAAAATCATGACCGATAAATTCGGAAGCATGGTAATACCGGTGCGCAAGGGCAGGATGCTTAACGCATCGACCCAGGCAGCCGAATATTTCTCAGCCCACTACGGAGTTTGATATGACCGATAAAGTAAATCGTCCTACAGGCACAAAGCCAGACGGGCGCCCGCAAGTGAACGAGCGCAATCTGCCGCCCATGCAGATCAAAGTTCCTATGCCGGCCGTGAAGCCTACTAAAAAGGACTGATCGCCGGGTTGATGACCTCATCCCCTGGATCCTGCTGAATCATCTGCAGGCTCTTCCGGTGAAAAGCCAGCGACACGTTTTGGGATACCTCAATAACGTGTCGCGGCGGATCAAGCATCGGCAGGCACTTTTGAGGCCCTAACTCATGTAGCCGGTGAATCATCAGCGTGATCGCCTCGCCCTGTTCCTCGATGCCGCTCCAGGCCATCAGCTCAGCGAGTGCTTGGCGTGTTCCGGCCATGCAGTGCAGCCTGATTTCTTCCTCGCCGCGAGTCTTTCGCCTCGCCGCAGTCTTTGCCGATCGTTCTTTCTGCGCGGCTGCCATGGTTTACCTCTTCTATTCCGCTGGCCGGGATCGCCATCCAGGCTTGTCGTTTCCGCTGCTGGACTCGGTGCTTCATCGAAAGGCGGGCTTCATCTTCGGATAGTCGATGCTGTAGTCGTTGATCAGCCTGAGGAGCAGCGTGGTGCTGATGCTCAGGGCCTTAGCGCACTGGCTCCGGTTGATGCCCTTAGCCATGCAATCCTTCACTCGAATGACGAGCAAGGCCTCTGACTCAGCCGTTGCCTTGTTCGGCGCGAAGGCCTTCTTCGGCCCGACCTTGAATTCGATGTTGTAGCGCCTACCGATCCCGCGCAGCACGCCGAGCGATATGCCTTCCTTCTCGCAGATCTCGCTGCGATTCAGGGTCTTGGCCAGCGCTCGAATGCGCACCACTTGCTCGCCGGAAGCGACCTTTGCTGGCTCGCCCTGGAAATTCGGCGTCATGCTTCGGTTGTAATTCGGCGGGCGGTGGATGATTCCGAAACTGGGAAGCTCCTCAATAGTCCCGCCTTTGAGGATGAAGGCGTCTTGAAGCATTGCCAGCTCATGACGGAGCGGGTTGAGCATTTCAATCATGCTGAGTTCGGTACTGATCATGAGGGCCTCACTTAATCCTGATTGAGCTGTCGCCGCGCTCGAGGTGAGCCCAAACAGGCTCTTCCAGCAGTTCGGCTTCGGCGTCTTCGCCTGCTTCCATGCGCTTGCGAACGGCAGCGTTATGGTCGCGAATCTCTTTGAGCTTTGCGGCAATGGCGGTTTTGTCCGGCGCGATGCTGGTTTTCACCGCTGTCAGCTCGTCCGGCACCGCGTCCTCGTTGTCCACGATGACTTTCTCTTTGCCCAGCGCCAGGGTGATCGTGAACAGCGGCCGCTTGATCGACTTCAGATTGGCGGCTTCCATGTTGCGGCGCAGGTAGTCGCTGATTTGCGCAACGCTGTTGGTCTTGATGCGCTTGAGTTCAGCCAGCCGCTCGATTTCATTCTCGATCGCGCTTACGTCGCTTTCGATGTTCCGGCGCAGCATGACGATGTTGTCGGCTTTCACTTCGAACTCGCCATGGATCTCGTCCATAGCGTGCTGGAGGGCCTCCTTTAGGCCCTCATCGTCGGTGTCGGCCATTTCCTGCAGTTCTGCCAGCTTCCCGGTGAGTGCGTAGAGTTGCGTCATGCTGCTGACTCCTGTTTCGGCTCAGAGAGTTTTTTCCATTCTAGGGAGATTCGCGCCGCGCCTTTCTCATCCTTGCGCAGCGTGAGCTGACGGACCGCGACGTCGTGAATCTTCTTGAGTTCGTGCGGGGTTTGGGCGCCCTGCATGTTGTCGATGACTGACTTGATGTAGTCGAGGCGGTCCTGCTGCTGCTTGGCGATCTCGGCGTCCTTGTCGACTGCCTGCTCAATCGCCTGCTCTTCTTGGCGCTGCTGGACGTAGTCGCGATCGTCGAACATGCCGAGGAACACGTCAGCGCTGAAGCCAAGCATCGATAGGGACTTCTTGATGGCATCCGTCAGCGACTTCTTAGGCGCCTCGCCGTCGGTGGTCGTTCCGTACTTCGATTTGTACAAATAAGGCGTGCACCCGTACTGCTCGAATTGGCCTCGCTCGCCGTCGACCTTCGCCCAGAACAGAATTTTCACGGTGTGATTTAGTTCGAACCCCAGGCTCGCGCGCTTATCGCCTTCGCCAACGAACATCTCGGCACCCTTGTCGAAGCGTTCTTCGATCACGGTCCAGCCGAAGCCAAATCCTGCCGGCCCGAACACCTCGGTGGCCTTCATGATCATGGCCGTGCCGTTTAGGCTGGTTATCTGCTGGCCGCCGACCTTGGCGTCTTTGGTGTAGCGGGTGTCAGTCTTGTCGACCTGGTCCCAGATCCGCATATTCGTGGACACGAAGAAATCCTTGCCGCGATGCACGCAGCGTTTGAAGGTGTGGGTTATTGGGTGAGCTGAGAGCAGTAGGAGCTGGCGAGCATCACGAATGTGGCGCCGATCAGGACGAGGGCTGATCCGCGAAGGATGTAGATGCGCTTGGCGCGCTGGTACCCGGTCAAGGCCGAACCCTTACCGCGATGCGACCGCCTTTCATGGTTGCCGCCAGGCGCCGAGGGAGGCTGGAGACCAGTGCGTCCCGTGGCCTGCCGATGACCTCGTTGAATGGCAGCCCGAAGCCCAGCAGAACCAGCTTCGATTCGATCTCGTCGAGCTGATCATCAATCAGCGATTTCACGATTGGCGTGCTCATGCAGATCTCCTTGGCCGACGCGCAACAACGTCGTTCAGCCTTTTGCAGTAGTGGTGGAACTCTTCGATGCTGATTTTCTGGGCCTGCAGGAAGGCGGTGATGTTGCGCAGCACCAGCACTTCGTAGCCTTCGGGACATCCAGCATGTGAAAGCTCGTCGAGGTCCTGGTCTATCAGGATGTGAGGGCTCATTGGCCGGCCTGGGCCTTGATGGCGTCGTCAGCCATCGGTGCGAGCAGTTCCTCGGCAATCTCACCAAGCTTGCCCAGCGGGTGGTCGCTTCGGCCCAGCAGCTCGGCGGTGGACGTCTTGTCTGCCTGACCGCGCTCGGCGGAGATAAGCAACCAGCCCAGCGCCGAGGTTTCAATCTCGCAATCCGCTAGGCGCCTGTTGACGTGCTCATCAACCGCCAGGGCGAACTGTGCAGCGGTCACGCCTTGCGGCTTGCGCATACGGCGCTGGAAAGACACACCACAGCCTCTGAGCAACTCTTCGGCGGCGTTGTACAGCCATTCGGCCCGCACCTCATCCTTAGGGCTCTCGCTCACTGGAGGCGGCGTCCGGCTTTCGTAGTTCAACTGAGCAATCAGTGCTGCGTTCATGGTCGCCTCCAGAGTGGCGGGGTTAGTCGAAGTAGTCTTGGTCGGCCAGATACTCGGAATGCTCATTCACAAGCCATTCCTCCATCGAGGAGATCTCGCCTTCGGTCATGTGGCTGGTGTCTTCCTCTGCTTTCCACTCGATTTCGCAGCCGCCGTAGTACTCATCCGGGTCGGCTGCCTGAGAGCTGAAGGTTCCTTTCGAGCCAGAGAACGACACAACGGTCAGGTTGATGGAGACGTCCTCGCCATCCTTGACCATCCAATACTCATAGGTGCGGGCCATGCCGACCTCCAATCTGTGGTTGATCCAGCAAAACTCGGCTGCACTCATCCATTCCGCTGGTTGCCGTTGGGCGCGGAGGGGAGTGCATGCGAGCTGTGTCGGTGGGTAATGTAGAAAGCAGTGAGCCTTAAATTTCATAAGGCTCACCGTGATGCGTTTAATCGTTGATGCAGGGGGCCGCGTTGCGCGGTGCAGAATCATCCACATCCTTCTGCCCACTCATTGAATGGGCAGAGGTGATGCTTTCAATCAGTCGTCTTCGCCCTGGGCGAGCATCTTTTCAATGTCCGCTGCAGCAGGCTTCTTCCAGTTTTTGATCTGGCCGGTTGCCAGATCGATGTTGAGGATCAGGTAATCGCCGTAGTGCGTACCCGGGAAGAAGTCCGGAACGTAGCCTTCGTAGTCACCCACTTCTTCGCCCTGCGCATCCTTGAGGCCGGCCGTGAACTGGTCGCGCACCTTGATGTGCAGGTGCAGTTCGGTCACGTCGACCTGCACCGTCTTCTGCTGATTGATTTGCATGCTGTTGTCTCCGGTTGATTTCCCGTCTGGCCCTGTTGCCAAGGCCAGCCAGTGAAATCTGTTGTCTCCACCACGCGCATCGCCGGATTCATATCTCTGGCCGGGTCACACATTTCGTGTTCGGTGTTCTTCCCGGCTGGCTTGCGTGGTTTCGCGTACTCACATGAGGGAGTACGGCAGCTGTCCAGAGGCTGCATGGACGACGGTTTAGCTTTCTCACCACCGGGTTGGCCGGTACGTCGTTGGGTCACGTCAAGTTGTGTAAAGAGCGGCGGGCTCTTCAGAGGCCCTTCGCAGGGACTGTGTCGCTGCGATGGGTGAACATTACGAAATGTAATTATCACGGTCAATACTTACCGTAATATATTTTTCGGCGGGCACAAAAAAACCCGCTCAGTGGCGGGCTTCCTTGGTGCTGCTTGGTCAGGGCCTATTCGGTAGAAGACTCAGGCAGGAAGGATTTCGGGATGGTAGGGAGGGTGGCCACCTTGCCATCCTTGAACTCGAATGAAACCGACTTGGCCCCGCCAAACGCCGTGGCATGGCTCCAGACCCACATCTGAGAATCCGGCTTGCTCACCACGGAGTAGGGGTTTCCCATGATTTCGTAGACCTGATCCTCAGTCATGCCGATCTTGACCTTGTTGGCCTGACCGAAAGTGAAAGGGGTTCCTGCGCACGCGGCCAAAAGCAGTGCGGCTGCGATGATAAGTGCTTTCTTCATTATTCGTCCCTGGTGTGATTTTCCGCGTTTCAGTATTACAGATATTACCCGACGCCGCCGCCACGCCATATGACGCGCCCGAGGATAGGCATCGAGTGAATCGACGTATCGGAAACTGGCTCGTCCGGGTTCTCTGCCTTGTCCGGACTGTCGCTCCGAATAAGCCAGGCGCCCGAGAGCTGCTGGATTAGGCGCTTGATGCTGTTGCCGCCATCCGGGCGCCGAATCACATAGACCTGCTTGTCTCTCGGCTCTGTCTCGGAGGTGTCGAAGAGGACCACGTCGCCCTGAAATATATAGGGCTCCATGCTGTCGCCGTCGGCGTATATGACATACAGATTTTCAGGCTTGGCGCCAATGCGTCGTAGCCAATCCCTTTTGAAAACAAGCCCATCAGTCAGTTCTACGTGATCGTTGAGGTAGCCGTCACCACACGATCCTCGAGCCTTGAATTGAGGTATCAGCGCGTAATCCTTTTCGTTTGGTGAGCCCGGCACATAGCTGCTTGGCTCGTAACCAACGCCCAATAAGGGCAGCTGCAAATAGGCAAGCACCTTATTGATGGTTTCAAGGTCCGGCTCACGCCTTCCGCTGAACCAATGAGCGATCGCCCCCTGGGTAATGCCGAGGTGCTCGGCAAGTTTTTCCTGGGTGATCTTACGCTCTTTCATCCTGGCTTTAGCCAGCTCATACCATTTAGTCATCCCGAGAATATTACGCCGCGTATTTTCTGCATCCAGTGACATATCGTAATTTTCCTTGCTGGATAAAATTACTATGCGTAATATCCGGATAAGTAAATGGAGAACCGCTATGTCCAACATGAAGACGATTCGCGAAAAGATCGGGATTACCCAATCTGAGCTGGCTAAAGCCGTAGGCCTGACCCAAGGCGCTATCGCTCATTACGAGAACGACCGCCGCAAGCCTGGCCTGGATGAGTGCCGTCGCATTGTTGCTGCGCTCAACGCCAGCGGCGCGACCGTCACTCTGGACGACGCGTTCCCGCCTGCACTCATTCAAGCCGCTTAAACCAATTTCATCAGCCGCAAGGAAAACAAGCATGTACATGGATCCCAATCAAAAGCGCGCCATTCCGGTGAAGGTTCGATTCGAACCAGTGCTGGATCGGATTCTGCGCAAAGCCGCCACCAAAACCCGCATGCAGCACGCGACCTATCTCTACGAAATCATCGAATGGGCGGTCGCCAATGGCGTCATCCAGGAACTGATGCAGGACAAACAAGAAGATATCGCGGGCTGACGGGCCTATGGAGTCCCGAATGACCATTGAGCTGGAAAAACTGCCTCCGCTAACACGGAAAAGGGTTGAGGAGTTGATGCGTCATAACGGTTGGAGTTTCAACCAGGCAGTCAACGAAATGATGGAGAGCGCTATCGCCAGCGGTGCGCTCTCGGAGGTTGGCAGGAAGAAGGCACAGGTCCTTCAACTGGTGACCCCAATGAGGGCCTCAGGCAGGGACTCTTCCGGGTAACCGAGAGGGCCTCTGCCAAATCCCAGACGAAAAAAAGCCGGGGTAGTGACCCGGCTCTCTTAATAACGCTGTGGAGCAAATCATGCACCATCCCAACCAAACGATCAATACCCCGGCCAATGTCGCGACACATTTTGGCAATCGAGAAAACGTGTCGCGCACTATGACCAGCGTCGAACTTCGAGACATGATCAACGATGCGCGACTACATGCTGGAGAGCCGAAGGTTCGTAATGACCAGTTCCTTTCTCGAGTCGAGGATGAGCTGGGTGACGAACTGGAGGGGGTGCAAAAATATTGCACCCTTGTTCACGGCAATCAGGTCGACACCTACAGCCTGACTCTCGACCAATGCATGTTGGTGGGGATGCGCGAATCGAAGGCGGTCCGCCGCTCAGTCCTTCAAAAGCTCAAAGAGCTTGAAGGCCCGCGGGTAATTGCAACCCTTCCTGACTTCTCCAATCCAGCAGCTGCTGCCCGTGCCTGGGCAGAGCAATTTGAACTCCAGCAGATCGCCAGCCAGGCCCTCATTGAGGCCGCGCCGAAGATCGCCTTCGTGGACAACTACGTCGACTCGAAAGGCCTCAAGGGTTTCCGCCAGACCGCGAAGCTTCTCAAGGCCAACGAGTCACGGTTCCGCGAGTTCCTGATCGACAAAAAGATCATGTACCGCATGGGCGGTGAGTGGCAGGCCTACCAGCCTCACATCGACGCAGGGCGCTTTGAAGTGAAAGCCGGTACCAGCGACAGCGGTCACGCCTTCAATCAGTCCAAATTCACTCCCAAGGGCGTCAACTGGGTTGCTGGCTTGTGGGCTCAGTACAAACTTCAGGAGGCCGCATGATGGCCGCGCTCCCTTACATGCAGTTTTACGTTGCCGATTACCTGGCGGACACCACGCACCTGACTGCCGAGGAGCATGGCGCATACATGCTCCTGCTGTTCAGCTACTGGCAGACAGGCAAGCCGCTGCGCATCGATCGCCTGGCTACCGTTGCACGGATTCCCAACGAACGTTGGCCTTCTGTTGCCGATACGTTGAGCGAATTCTTCCATGTGACTGAAACGCACTGGGTCCAGTTTCGCGTTGAGGCAGACCTTGAGGCGGTCAACAGCAAAGTAGTGACTGCCTCCAACGCTGGGAAGGCTTCTGCACGCGCAAAGGCCCTCAAAAAGCAACAGGAACTCAACGACCGTTCAACGACCGTTGACGATCCGTTGCAACGGAATGGCAACCATATAGATACAGATACATATACAGATAAGAACATAAAGAACACTCCACCGATGGCGGAGGACTTGTTCCCTGTTTTCTGGAAGCTCTACCCGAACAAGGTAGGAAAGGCTGCAGCGCAGAAGGCCTGGGCAAAGCTCAAGGTGACTGACGAGCTGTTCACCGCGATCACCGATGGCCTCGCCAAGCAGGTCATGTCGGAAAGCTGGGTGAAGGACGGCGGCAAGTTCATACCGCACCCATCTACCTGGCTTAACGGCAAGCGCTGGGAGGATGAGGTCAAGCAGTCAAGCAACGTCCACCAATTCCCCGCATCCCGCCACACAGGCTTCGCTGACCGCGACTACACCGCCGGCTTGATTGCGCGGGAGGACGGCACCTATGCGTTCTGAAAAAGTCGTTTCAATGCCAACCGCCACCCCGGCACCGCAGAAAACCACCGGCATCTGCGATGACCACGGGCAATTCCCTCAAACGGTCAATGTGATCTTCGGCAAGGAGTTCAAGACGGCTTGCCCTGAGTGCCAGCGCATTCGCAGCGAGGAAGAGGCCGCGCGCACGCAGGCTCACAACGCCCAGGTCCTTCGCATGCGCATGGCTGAAAAGCTGGGCTCCGCACTGATCCCGAAGCGATTCGCGGGCAAGACGTTCGCGGGCTATGTGGCCACCAATGCTGAGCAGCACAAGGCGCTGAATACTTGCCGCCGCTATGCCGCCGAGTTCTCGCAGATCGCCGAATCGGGCCGCTGCCTGCTGCTGCTGGGCAAGCCAGGAACAGGGAAGACCCACCTGTCCGTGGCGATCGCCAACGAGATCATGGCCAAGTCCAGCTCGACTGCCGTGTACCGCACTGTCGGCTCCGTCCTGCAGGCGATACGCGCTACCTACGACCGGACCAGCGAGCAGAGCGAAAGCCAGATCCTGTCGAGCCTCATCAGTCCGTCGCTGCTGATCCTCGATGAGATCGGCGTCAGCAAGGAAAAGCCTAGCGACTTCGAGCTGACCACTCTGTTCGCAATCATCAACGGTCGTTACGAGGAGCAGCGGCCGACGGTGATCGTCTCCAACCTGGACGCGAAGGCATTGCCGGCCGCCATCGGCGAACGCTGCGCAGATCGTCTGCGGGAGGGAGGGGTGATCGTCATTCCGTTCGAGTGGGAATCTCAGCGCGGCAAGGAGGGCTTCTGATGAACGAGTCCAGACAATCTCAGATCCTCGCCGGCCAGACCGCCCTGGCTGGCAAGGTTTTCGATTTCGTTCCCATCCAGACCAACTGGAGCAGCCAGAACATTCACGCGAGCATGGTCGGCTCCAAAGCAACCGGATCAGCACTGCCAGCAATACGGCGCGCCCTGCACGAACTGAAAGACGCGAGCCTGATCCGCGAGCCGGTCAGTGGTTGTTTCCAGCGCTCCATCGCCACCCCAAAGCCATCGAGAGAGCCACTTATGAAAGCCGTGAGCGCCGTACCAACACTGAAGAAGCCAGAAGTCGGCGCGCTGGATGCCTTGGCCTCCCTTTCTGCCGAAGTGATGGGCCTGGCCGATGATCTGCATCGGCGCATGAAGTCGCTGGCCGGTCGCATCGAGGAGGTGGCGCTGTCCGTGGCTGCAGAGCAGGAGGTCAACGCCGAGTCGTTGGGCAAGCTCAAGCAATTGCAATCGCTGCTGAAGGGGATCGCACAATGACCATCCCAATCACAGCAGCCTGCACCCTTGCTGGTTTCTCCGTCGGCGTGTTCTGCGTCCTGATCACAATGGCGGTGACGGCATGAGCGATCACAGCGAACTGAAGAAACTGGCCGAAGCTGCGCCTGAGGGTCCGTGGTTCGGACCTGAATATGCTCCGGGAACAAGCTACGTGTTCGACGTTGATCTCGGAACCCTCTTGGCATACGAGAGCATCGACTCGGAGAAGGATGCATGCCTCCGCTACGTGGCCGCCGCGAACCCTGCCGCTGTCCTGGCCCTGATCGCCGAGATCCAGCTTATTCGATCTGGCGATCTGTTCGCTGCTGGCGTGAAACATTCCGATGAGGCTGCACAGAAGTACATCGACGAACACTGGCGGCCTCAGCGCGACCAGCTCAAGGCTGAGAACGAGGCGCTGCGCAAGGATGCGGAGCGGTATCGCCGGATGCGAACTGCAGCCCTAAAGCAAGCTGACGTGCTCGCCGATGAATTCGACGCCGAGTTCGATCTCCAGCTCGACGCGGCCATCGGCAAGGAGGCGCAGTCATGAATCGCGCAAGCATTTGCATAGTCGTGATGGGGGCCTGCCTGATCTGTGGTCCTTGTTTGCCAGGCACATGGCTTGGACGGCCAAGCTATTGCCGTCCGGCCAGCGCATTCGCAGGGTGGTGTGTATGACTGACAAGATCAGCGTCAACTGCCAGGCGAAGCTCACGGAAGCCATCACCTGCCTCAACACGATGTTCCGCGAGAAGAAGTTCGTCGTCGTGTCGCTGCGCCCAGGCAAAGACCGCACGCTCGACCAGAACGCCCTGTGGTTCGCCCTGTACCAGCGCATCGCACAAATGACCCAGATCGGCGACGTGGACGATGCACGCAAGTACTGCAAGTTGCATTTTGGCGTGCAGATCCTGTTGAACGAGGACGACGAGTTCCGGAACGGCTGGTACCGGACCATGCGTCACCTGACCTACGCGGAAAAGCTGGACCTGATGGGGGGCTGCTCGCTGTTCGGTCCGGATGGGTTCCCGGTCACCCGCCTGTTCAGTCGGGCCCAGGGCATCGCTTACACCGATCGCATCGTGGCCGACTTCACAGAGCGCGGCGTGGTGTTCACGGATCTGCTGGGCGAGGTGGCGGCATGAGCCAGAAATTCACCATGCGCTACATCGCTTGGCAGGTAGCAACCGGGATGTTCGACCGCGACATGTACCGGGAGGCTTGGAAAGGTCTCTGCCGGCTGGCATTCGCCGTAACCGCGTTCGTTCTTCGGCTGCTGATGCTTGCCACTTTACCCGTGTCAGTGCCATTCCTCTGGGGCTTCTTTCGCGTGATGGAGCCAATCAACCAGAAGCGGCGCAAGGCCAGAAACGAGAAAGCCATGCAAGCCTACCGCCAGCGCTTGCAGGAGGAGGACTGATGCTCGCCACCAAGCAGCCCAAGCCCAAGACCTGCAGTAACCAAGCATGCAGGGCCTCATTCGCGCCTCAGCGCCTCGGGCAGAAAGTGTGCAGCCCGGCGTGCGGACTCGCCACCAAGGACGTGAACCAGGAGAAGGCGCGCAAGTCGCTGGCCCAGGTCGAACGCCGCGAGATCAAGGTCCGCAAGGAGAAGCTGAAGAGTAGGGCGGATCATGCCCAAGAGGCGCAGGCCGTCATAAACCGCTATGTCCGTCTTCGCGACGCTCATCTCGGCTGCATCAGCTGCGACAAGCCGGCCAGTTGGGGAGGGCAATGGCATTGCTCGCACTTTCGCAGCGTTGGGGCCGCCGCCCATCTGCGCTTCAACCTCTGGAACATGAACAAGTCCTGCTCCCAGTGCAATGCCCACCTGAGCGGAAACATCATGGTTTACCGGCCACGACTGGTCGAGAAAATAGGTTCGGAGAAGGTGGAGTGGCTGGAGTGCAATCAGGAATTGGTTCGCCATGAGATCGACTACCTGAAGCGCGTCAAGGCAATTTTCACTAAAAAGTGCCGTCGTCTGGAGGTTCGAATCCAATGCAATGCAGCGTAGAAGATTGCGGCCGCGCCGCCATGTACAAGACCGCCCAGCTTTGCCAGAAGCATTACTTCCGGGTTATGCGGAATGGGACAACCGACAAATTACCGACAAGCCGGCAGCAGCGGGTAATTACCCCTAACGGCTATGTCCGAGTCTTCGAGCCGGGGCACCCGCTCTCGGACAAAGGTGGCTACGTTTTCGAGCATCGCCATGTCATGTGGGCCGAGATTGGGCCGGGCGGCAGGGATTGCGAGCTGTGCGGGAAGCATGAGACCTGGCTTACCTGTCACGTCGATCACATAGACGAAAACCGCCAGAACAACGTCCGGAGCAATCTCAGGATTCTCTGTCGCGGCTGCAACGTGAAGCGCGGAGTCACGCCAGAAAGCCATGCGCTTCGCAGCGGCCTTGAGCTGGTCGAGTTCGAAGGGAAGCGGCTTACCGCAGAACAATGGGCTCGTGATCCTCGGGTTCTGGTCAGCGGAGCAACGATCCGGGCAAGGAAGAGGGCAGGCAAATCAGACTTCGACGCGTTGTTCGCAGCCAAGATCACCCATAACGGGAGGCGCCGGGCATGAGCACCGTCGAAGAGCTGAAGGCGATGACCGCCGACTACCGGGCAAAAACAAGAGAGCTGAAGGGGAGAGCAGCATGAATATCAACTCTGCACGTCAAGCGTGGCACGACTGCACCTACAACCCAGCACCAGGCCAGACATCTGACGTTGTCCAGCTTGGAGTGGTTGTTCAATCGACGGAGCGCGGCCCGACAGCGAACCATGCAATGCATAGCGCACTGGCTGGGCACATCCAGTCGGCAATCGCCAGGCTCCACCCGCAGGTCCGCCTGTTCGGCGAGTACATGTACGCCGCAAATCGCGACGACGATATCCGGGAAGCCGCCGAGGAGATGATCTTTGGCATGGTGATTTCGAAGTCCAAGCGAATGACCGCGGCGAAACGAGAAAAGCTCGAGTACGTGGTGAAGGGCGTTATGCGCCGGTACCGGTACATGCACCAGGGCGGTCAGTCGGCAAACGATGACCCAATGATCAAGCCGGAATCGTTCCGCGCCTGGCTGCTCGCCGAGTACGGAGTGCGTCTCGAATCGTTCAATTGGGATCGCGACTGGGAGACGGTTGTGCGCCTCACTTTCGACTGCTGCGAAGACGTCGACAGAATGGCTCTAAGCCCAATTGGTGCGGTTATCTACGAGATGAAAAAGGCCGCTTGACTTCCCGTGCGGCTGAGGGCATCATTTTGCCATATTGAGTATTTTGCCTACGGCAACTTGCTCCACAAACCCGGCCTCGCGCCGGGTTTTTTCGTTTTCGGCTCCACCACACCCATCGCTCTGAGCTGGGAGTGCTGCTGGAGCTGACTCATTCACCGCAGCCAGGGCGGCCTCACGGAAGGACTGGACACTGATAAGCCGGCAAGTGCAGTGCTACGAAAAAACACCGGCAGCCCGCGTACCCCGTCCTCACCATGCTTACGGGGTGGCGCGAGACTGGATCTGCGAGATCGATGCATTAGGGCGTCGACGTGGAGAGGGTCTTTGGCTGACAGCGTGGAAAGACATGCGCACCTATTCAGGGCCTCAGAATGATCTGGGGCCTTTTTTGTTCATGCTCCCCAAGGGGAGAACACCGGATGCCTGCCATGCCAGACAGACCTGAGAGCTGGGCCAAGTTCTGGGAGGCAATGAGCAATCCGCTCCTACAGGGCGCAATCATGGCGATCCTCATCTGCCTCCTTCGTGTCTTGTACGACGCCAAAGAAACCAGCAAGCGCCGGATCGTCTTCGAAGCGCTGATCTGCGGAGGTCTGAGCTTGTCCGCCAGTAGCGTTATCGCCTGGATGGAGTGGCCCTCGAATCTTTCGGTTGCTGCCGGAGGGGCTATTGGGTTCCTCGGCGTGACAGCCATCCGCGAAATGGTGATCCGTTTCCTGGGCCGCAAGGCTGATGCGCTATGAAGGCATTCGCAGTCGCCGGAATCATCGCCCTGTTCGCCTTCCTCCTGGTGGGCATTCAGCATTATCAGGTCGTGGCCCTGCGCGCTGACGTCAAGTTCGAGGCCGGCGAGAAGAAGAAGGCCGTCGACGCGAACGCTGTCAGCCTGGCCACCATCACCACCCTGCAAGCCGAAGCTGCCCGTAACGCGGCCTACAGCGCAGACCTGGCCAAGCGCATCAAGGTCAGCGAAGACAAAGCCAAGAGGGCGGAGCAGAACTTTGAAAACCTCAAGCGCAACAGCAAGCCTGTTCGTGATTGGGCTGCTCAGCCTCTCCCTGACGGCCTGCGGGGCAAAGCCCGGACTGGTAACAAAGACGTCCACCCTAAGAATTGAAGCGCCTTCACTGGTGCCATGCGAGCGAATAGACGCGGCAGAAGCTGAAGCCGGTCTGCGCCTGAATGGCGATGTGTGGGAGCTGAAAGACCAAGCCATCAAGCTGCTCGACACCTGTGCCGACCAAGTCGACGCGCAGATCGTACGCAGCAAGAGCAAATAAACCCGAGGTGTTCGCAATGCAGCTTATCGACAACTGGAAACAAGCACTGAAGATGCAGAGCTTTCAGGTGGGCGGCGCTATTGCTGTCCTGGGTATCGCTGAGCAGCTGATGCCATCGCTACAGGCCATCCTGCCACCACTGGCCTACGCATTGCTGGGCGGCCTGGTGATGATCGCCCGGGTGATCCTGCAGCCGAAGCTGACGAAGTAACCGAATCCGCGACACGTTTCGCGAGCAAGCAAATTGTGTCGCGCATTGGAGATTGGCATGGCCAAGCGCAACTGGTCCGTATCGGTCGAAGGCTACAAGCCATTCCCGATGCTGACCCTGGATCAAGCGCTGAGCCATGACGATGCATTGGCGTTCGCCCGGTCGATCTGGCCGACATGTGAGGTTTCCTGATGAGCAACGTAACGAACATCCGCCACGCAATGCCGCTCAGCCCGGATATCACCAGAGCCATTGTCGAGCTCGATAGCGTCATCGCCAAGGCGGTTGATGCAGCCAGAGCGGCCGGCCTTCCCCAAGGCTTTGTGGTCTCCGTCCTGCATGGGCACGCACACGCACAAACCCACATCATGGTGACCTGAATGGCAGTGAAGCAACCCGACTGGGAGCGCATTGAACAGCTCTTCCGGGCTGGTCTGCTCTCGGTCCGTGAGATCGCCTCTGCATGTGGCGTGTCTCACACAGCAATCAACAAGCGATCAAAGACCGAAGGCTGGGATCGCGACCTGAACGCCAAGATCAAGGCGAAAGCGGACTCACTGGTTTCCAAGCGGGAGGTTTCCACAAAGGTTTCCACGGAAACGCTGGCAACCGAACGTGGAATCGTGGAAGCGAATGCTGAGGTCATTGCTGACATCAGGATGGCTCACCGGACAGACATTGGCCGCTCCCGTCGTCTGGCCAACAAGCTGCTGGATGAGCTTGAAGGGCTGACCGATGAGCAGGGCACCTTGAAGGAGCTTATTGCTCAACTCAAGGATAGCGACGATGGTGATGGTCCAGAGATGAGCGATGTGCTCGCCCTGGCCGGCAAGATGGCTTCACTGCCATCCCGCACCAAGACCATGAAGGAGCTAGCGGAGACGCTGAAGACGCTGGTTGCCCTGGAGCGCCAAGCCTACGACCTCGACACTAAATCTGGCGGCAACGACGCCGACGAGCTATCCAAGCTGATGGACGATCTATCGAAGGACGCCTGATATGAAGCCCGAGCACTTGAAGCTGCTCCGGGATAAGTTCTGGCGGCTGAACAACCTCTACTTCATCACGGACAAGCAGGGCAAGAAGGTCCGCTTCCGGATGACGGACGAGCAGGTCGAGTACTTCCAGGGGATGCACACGCGGAACCTGATCCTCAAGGCCCGCCAGCTTGGCTTCACCACCGAGTGCTGCATCATCCAACTGGACGCAGCCCTGTTCGAGTCCGCCAAGTGCGCCCTGATCGCTCACACCCTGAACGACGCCAAGCGCCTGTTCCGGGAGAAGGTCAAGTATGCCTATGACAACCTGCCTGCCGAGATACGCGCTGCCAACCCTGCTTCTAACGATGCTGCTGGTGAGCTTGTGTTCAGCAAGGGCGGATCGCTCTACGTGTCCACGTCCTTCCGGGGCGGGACTCTACGGTATCTGCACGTATCCGAGTTCGGGAAGATTTGCGCCAAGTTTCCCCACAAGGCCAGAGAGATCGTCACCGGCGCCTTCGAGGCTGTCGCCACCGATTGCTTCGTCACGATTGAATCGACGGCGGAGGGGCGGGCGGGCTACTTCTTCGAGTACTCGCAGAGCGCAGAGAAGCAGCAACTGTCTGGCGTGGCCCTGGGCCTTCTGGATTGGAAGTTCTTCTTCTTCAGTTGGTGGAACAACAAGGCCTACTGGCTCGACCCGGCCACCGCGATCATCCCTGATCGGCTGACCGCCTACTTCGATGAGCTGGCAGCCAAGCACGGCATCGTCAGCAACCCTGGCCAGCGCGCCTGGTACGCGGCCAAGGAGAAGACACTCGGCGACGACATGAAGCGGGAATACCCGTCGATACCGGCCGAGGCGTTCCAGCAGTCGATCGAAGGCGCCTACTACGCCAAGCAATTCACGAAGCTCTACGGTGCCCAGCGCATCGGCGTGCTGCCCGACAACAGCCACCAGCCCGTGCACACGTTCTGGGACATCGGTGTCGGCGACTCAACGTCCATCTGGTTCGTCCGGATGGTCGGCGAGGAATACCACGTCATCGACTTCTACCAGAACAGCGGGGAAGGCCTGCGGCACTACATGAAGGTGCTGAAGGATCGCGGGTACGTCTACGGCGAGCACTGGGGCCCCCACGACATCGACAACCGGGAGTTCAGCAGCGATGCCAAGACTCGCCGTGAGATGGCGCGTGAAGGCTACGAGATCGACGGCCAGCATTACCGCATGACATTCCAAGTGGTTCCCAAGATCGGCGTCGACGACGGCATCGACCAGGTGCGCGAGATCCTGCCGCACTGCGCCTTCGATGAGGCCAAGTGCGAAGAGGGCATCACCTGCCTGGAGAACTACCGCAAGGAGTGGGACGACAAGAAGGGCTGCTGGAAAGACCGGCCGCTTCATGACTGGTCATCCCACGCTGCTGACGCCTTCCGCTACTTCGCTGTCGCCAAAACGAAGCGCGCAGCAATGACCCATATCCCTGTCACCTTCACCTTCTGAGGCCAATATGCCCAACTACAGCGCCAAACGGCAGGAGTACGACGACGCCTTGCCCGGTTGGCAGCTGGTCAAGCGTTGCGTAGCTGGCCCGCGAGAGGTTCGCAAGTACAACGAATACCTGCCCATGCCGGACCCGCTCAACAAGTCGGAAGAGAACATGGCGCGGTATGAGCAGCTGAAGAAGCGAGCCATGTTCCTGAACGTGGTTGGTCGCACGCGCACCGGCCTGCTGGGCGCCGTGTTTCGCAAGACAGCAGAGAGCGCGCTTCCATCTGCTATCAACTATCTGCTGGAAAATGCTAGCGGAGACGGATCGAGCCTTGAGCAGCTGAGCAAAGAAGCGACCGGCGAGTGCCTCGACACGGGGCGCGGCGGGCTGCTGGTGGACTTCCCGAAGGTCAAGCTGCCAGAGGGACAGACTGCGCTCACCGTTGCTCAGGCAGCGAATGCGCGGGCCTACGTTCACTTTTACCCAGCAGAGAGCATCGTCAACTGGCGCGAGGACGTGATCGATGGCGTCCGTCGCCTGGTGCTGGTTGTCCTGCACGAAAAGATTAATGAGCCAACCGAGGACGGGTTTGAGTTCACCGCGAAGGACCAGTACCGCGCGCTGATCATGATCGACGGCCGGTACGTTCAGCGCGTGTACAGCGAGGACGTTCCAGATGGCGAAGAGGCGGAGCCGAAAGACAAGGCCGGCAAGCCCTTCGATCACATCCCGTTCCACTTCTTCGGTTCCCAGAACAACGACGCCAGTATCGACAAGGCGCCGCTGGAAGACTTGGCCGAGGTGAACATCCTTCACTACGGCAACAGTGCCACGGTGGAAGAGTCGGGATTCATCAGCTCCCAGCCGACCCTGTTCCTTACCAGCGATCTTGACCCTGACACCTTCAAGACTCACAACCCCAACGGCGTGCAGATCGGGTCGCGAAAGGGTCACCTGCTGGGCAAGTCAGGCACAGCGATCATGCTGCAGGCCAACGAAACTCAGCTGGCCCGCGAGCTGATGAAGGACAAAGAAGAGCAGATGCTCATGATCGGCGCCCGTATCGTCCAGCAGGGCGGCGGCGCTGAGACGGCAGAGGCTGTTCGCATCCGATACAGCTCGGATAACTCTGTGCTGGGCACGATCGCCGGCAATGTCAGCGAGGCTATCCGCCTGGCTCTGTTCGATGCCCAGCGCTTCATGATGGGTACCGTGGACGAGACCGGGACGGTGTTCTGGCTCAACCAAGAGTTCTTCGATCAGGTCATGGACGCTCAGGCGATCCTGGCTCAGATGCAGCTCTGGCAACAGGGCGTCATCGCCAAGAAGGACTTGCGCACCAACCTGCGCCAGGCCGGTGTTCTGGAGTCGGATCGCACAGACGACGACATCGACGCCGACCGCGAGGACGAAGCGCCGGTGGTGGGCAGCGAGCTTGGCCCTGTTCCACCAGCCGACAAGAAGCCCGAGGTGATCGATGAGTAGTGAAGGCTATCTGTCGGACGCTACGACCCGTCATCAGATCTACGTCCAGCGATACGCCGGCGGAAACCTGAAGCGGGTCGCATCGTTCATCAGCAAAGCCATCAACACGGCAAAGGCTCGCGTTTCAGCGGGCTTGAGCGCATACGGGACTCAACGGTACACCTCGCAGATAGAAACGCTCCAAGGCGATTTGCGGGGCATCTATGACGATCTGAAGGGCAGGGCGCAGCTCGACCTCGGCGAGTTCGCGGTCTACGAGGCCGAGTTCAACGCGACGATGCTGGGCAAGGTCGTGAAGGCCGTTGTTCAGCTCAGCGTGCCGTCGGCGGAAATGGTTGCGGCTGCTGCCCTGGCTGATCCGCTGCAGCTCGAAGCCCGCAAGGGTGTGCAGCGCATCAGCATCGCCGGAGCACTCGACCAGTTCGGGACCAAGAAGGCAGCCGAGATCATCGGCGAGATTCAGATTGGTTCCAGCCTGGGAGAGACCAGCCAGCAGATTGGCCAGCGCCTCGCCAGCATCCACCAGCTGCATCAGGATCAGGCTACTTCGCTCGTCAGGACCATGACCAACCATGTCGCCAGTTCGGCGCGCATGCAGACGCTCAAGGCCAACGACGACATCCTCAAGGGTAAGCGCCGCATCGCCACGCTGGACGGCAGGACATCGCCGTTCTGCCGATCCATCGACAACCAGGTTGTACCGCTCAATGCGCCTTCGCCGCCATTCCACTGGAACTGCCGAACCTCAGAGATTCCGGTGCTGAAGGATGAGTATGCGCGGGAGATTCCTGGCTCAACCCGGCCCTCAGTAGGGCCTGACGGTGTAGCGCAGGTGTCGAGCAAGACAAGCTATCAGGAATGGCTTTCACGCCAGCCTGCGGCCTTCCAGCGCGACGTGCTCGGGCCGAACCGGTACGCCCTGTTCACCAAAGGCGACCTGACGCTCGACAAGTTCATCGACGACAACGGCAAGACGCTCACCCTTCAGCAACTGAAAGATCTGGAGCCGCGCGCCTTCGAGCGAGCAGGGCTCTGACAACGACTCATCAAACGACCGGCCATGAGCCGGTTTTTTTACGCCTGCGGCTGAGCCAACGGCAAATCATCCGGGGGATGAAATGAAATATCTGATCGACAAGGCTGCATACGACGCGCTCGAACCATCCCTGCAGGCTTTCTACAAAGCCCAGGGCGAAGACTACGTACTGGCTGTTGAGGGGCTGCCCACTGGTGGTGGCGACCTCGAAGGCCTGAAGCGCCAGAACCAGGTGCTGCTCGACGAGGCAAAGGAAGCCAAGCGCCTGAAGCGTGAGGCAGACGACAAGCTCGCGAAAGAGCAGCTGGACGCCGCCAAGGCGAAGGGCGACTTCGAGCAGCTGTATGCCAGCAGCGAGCAGGCGCTGGCTATCGAGCGTGCACGACTGGTGGAGCTGACCACCAGCATTGAACGCCAGGGCATCGCGGCTGCCGCCAGCAAGATCGCCACCGGCATCGCCGACGGCGAGAACGCCGAGATCCTGGCCGAGTTCGTAGAGCGCCGCCTGAAGATCGTAGAAGGCCAGGTCAAGGTCACGGACGCCGCCGGCAACCTGACCATCGCATCCCTCGATGACCTGGCAAAAGAATTCCAGCAAGCTCCGCGCTACGCCTCACTGGTGCGCGGCACGCAAGCAAACGGTGGCGGGGCTGCCGGAGGTAAGGGTGGCGGGGCCACCAAAACGTGGGACCAAATGACCGGTATGGAGCGCGTTGAGCTCCGCCGAACCAACCCCGCCGAGCACGCGCGCATGAAAGCCGCTGCTGAGGCCAAGTAAAAGGATATTCCGCAATGCCAACCATTCTCTCGGACGTCGTGTTTCGCGACGAACTGCGCGACTACATCACCGTCAACACCGCTGAGCGCACCGCGTTCTTCCAGTCGGGCATCCTGACCACCAACTCGGACATGACCACTCTGCTGGCCAGCCCGTCCAACACCTTCACCATTCCGTGGTGGGTTGACCTGGATGCGTCCATCGAGTCGAACTACTCGAACGACGTGTACACCGATATCGCGGTACCGCTGTCGGTCACCAGCGCTTCCATGCAGGCGCGCGCCGCGTACCTCAACGAAGGCTGGAACTGCATGAACTTGGTGAAGAACATCACCAAGCAGGACCCGCTGGAGTTCGTTGCTGGTCGCCTGATCTCCTACTGGCAGCGCGTGGCCCAGCGCCGCACCATCGCTACTGCCGTGGGTATCTACAACGACAACATCGCCTCCAATGGCGGCGACATGGTTGTTGACGCTGGCGGCATCATCAACCCTTCCGCAGTGATCCGCGCGCGCGGCACCATGGGCGACTACACCGGCCAACTGGGCGGCCTGAGCGTAATCGCCATGCACTCGGCAGTTCACACTGAGCTGTCGATCCAGAACCAGATCGACTTCGCCCCGATGGCAGACCAGACCCCGGAGTTCGGTCGCTTCCAGGGTATGCCGGTTGTCTTGGATGACGGCCTTCCAGTAATTGGCACCGGTCCTACCGCCAAGTACCTGTCGATCATCTTCGGCCCTGGCGCTATCGGTTACGCCGAACAGCAGCCAGAAGGCGAAGACGGTCTGGAATACGGCCGTGCGCCTGATCGCGGTAACGGTGGCGGTGCTGAGACCCTGTGGACCCGTCGCAACTTCGTTGTGCACCCACTGGGCTTCTCGTTCGACAGCGTGACCATCACCGGCACCCCGACCACTAGCCGCCCTATCTCGGCGAACTGGTCCGACCTGGCCCTGGCAACCAACTGGAGCCGCAAGTTCGCTCGCAAGCAGGTGCCAATGGCGTTCATCACCTCCCTCGTAACCGCACCAGCACCGTAATCACGAACACGGCAGGGCCCTCGCGGGCCTTGCTGTGCCGCACTGATTCAGGAGAACACCATGACTGTTAAGAAAGATAACCACATCGACCCGAACCTGAAGGCCCGCTGGGGGTTTGCCGGTACCGAGGGCAACGTCACTGTTGGCCCGCAGACCGTGGGCGAGACCGGTGGTGTGGATTCCGCGCGCACCGAATCCGACGAAAAGGCTGCAAGCAACAACGGCGGCGGTGAAAACACCGAAGCAGCCAAGGCCACCAAAGCCTCGAAGTAACACCCGGGGCTTAGGCCCCCCTCATTCAAGCGGAGGCCTGATGGCTACCTACATCACCGTGGCGGACGTTGACGCCATCCTCGGGCCGACATGGGCTGCCGATGACAAGAAGGCGCGCGCGGTCATGCAGGCCAACGCGTACATAACTTCGCTGAACTTGGCGTGCATCGACATGGATGCCATCCCGGTGGAGGTGAAGCAGGCCGGCGCTGAGCTCGCCAAGACGGCGGCGGAGGGAAAGCTCTACCAGCAGAAGACCGAAGGGTCGCTGGAAGCCAAGACCGTGAAAGCCGGATCGGTGAGCACCAGCAAGACGTTCGCCTCGATCGACACCAGCAGACTCATCGCGCAGCCGGGTGATGTCCAGTTCGCGCTGGCACTCCTCAACCCATGGATGCGCAGCGCATACAGCTTCGACGTGTACAGGTGACCCATGGGATTACGTGACGAGATCCAGACCGACTTGGCCGAGGCCTTCGACACTGACCTGGCCGATGCGGTGTAGGCATTCACAGGCGAGTACCTGGGACCCGGCGTTTACGACCCAGTGACCGAAGAGACGACCGCCCAGCCCGTTACCTACACCGGGCGCGGCGTGCTGGACAACTACGACAGCCGGCGCATCGACAACGTGAACATCAAGGTCGGTGACGTGCTGCTGATCTGCCTCGCGAACGAAACCACCGACAAGCCTGCCATCGGCCACAAGGTCACGACCATCGACCTGCTGACGGGCGAGCCTGCGGTTTACACCGTCGTCAACCCCGGCGTGGATCCGGCAGTTGCTCATTACGAGATCCAGATGAGGAAGTGACATGGCCAAGAGCAGAGGGTGGAGCACGCCGCCGAGCTTGTTCGCTGAAGTGGTCGAGGAAGACCTGGTGAAGCGCGTTCGCGTGATTGCCCTGGCCCTGCTCAATGAAATCGTCCTGCGGTCGCCGGTTGATACCGGGCGCTTCCGGGGGAACAACATCGTCAGCGTCGGCGCGCCGGTCTACAGCAGCACGGCGAACATTGACCCGAGCGGCTCGGACACGATCAGCCGCGGGCTTTCTGCGATGACCGGCCTGGAGCCGTTCACGCAAGTGTTCGTCCAGAACAACCTGATTTACAGCGTGCCGCTCGAGAACGGCCACTCAGCCCAGGCACCGGCGGGCATCTACGGTGTCGCCTTCGCAGGCGTCTCACAGGCCTACAGCACATGACCTTCGAACAGATCCGCAGCATCGTCATCACCCGCATGACGCAGTGGACCGGCATCCCGGCTACCAGCGTCGACTACCCGAACAACAACGTGCCATTCGACCCGGCCGGCAAACCGATCTGGGCGCGACTGGCGAACATCCCCGGTCTGTCCAGTACACCAGAGATCGGCCTGACGCCGCATGTGCGCAAGACCGGGATCATCGTAGTTCAGCTGTTCGTTCCGACCTACAAGGGGACGCTGGCCATTACCAAGGCCGCTGACACGCTGGTCGAGCACTTCCAATTCTTCAGCCAGGGAGCCTTCGGGTGCTTCGAGGCATCGGCGGCGCAGATCGGTGATGACGGCCTGGGCTTCTGGCAGGTCAACGTTTCAATCCCATACCGGGCGCACTGAGCCCAGCACCACATCCTTTCAGGAGAGCTACCCAATGAGTTCAGGCGCCAAGAACAGAACGGCCTACGTCGAAGAAGTGACGCAGGGCGTGACCCCAGCCACCGGCTGGAAAGAACTGATCCGCACCTCGTATGGCCTGGGCCCAACCCAGAACACCGCCGAGAACAACGAGATCGCACAGACCCGCATGTCCCAGGGCACGTCAGCGACTACCGTTGATGTCGCTGGCGAGATCGGGCAGAAGTGGCGCTACGGCGGCGCGATCGACGATTTCCTCGAGTCCTGCTTCGGCAGTCGCTGGAACAACAACGTCCTGACCATGGGCGATGAGCGCATCAGCTACTCACTGGCATCGTTTGCCAGTGACGTGTTGGTGTCCTCAATCGCCCGCGGTGCCCAGGTCGCCAGCATGGCCTTCACCTTCGGTACCGACGACGACATCACCATTGCCACCAACCTGACGGCGATCGGCTGGGAAGGCAAGGTAGACGCAACCCCGTATTTCGCCAGCGCCGCGCCCGAGGCAAATGCCGACCGGTTCAACTTCAAGAACTTCACAAGCCTGACCTTGGACGGCGTTGAAGCCACTCCGGAAAGCGGCACCTGCATCAGCGCCATGGACCTGACGTTCGACAACAACGTCCAGACTCAGCGCTGCATCAACAACGGCGCGTTTGTTGGCAACGTCATCCCGACGATCTTCGGCGCTACAGGCTCGATCACCATTGCGTGGTCCGCCGCCTCGTACGCCCTGTGGATCAAGCAGCAGACGGGCGGATCGGTGGCGTTGAGCTTCACGCTTGAAAACAGCGACGGTCGTTACACGTTCAACTTGCCGGAAATGGAAGTGAACGGTGACTGGCCGGACGGTGCCGCTACCGACGTGATCGAGGTTGAGCTCAATGTGGCTGCACGCCGCACGCCGCCGACCATCACCCGGGCGCCGTATGTGGCACCTACCAGCGTGTCGGTTGCCCCGGCCTCCGTGTCGATTGCCGTAGCCGCAACCCAGCAGCTGACCGCGACCGTAAGCCCGGCCGGCGCGAATCAGGCGGTCACCTGGTCGATCAGCGATCCGACCAAGGCAACCATCTCGCCTTCCGGTCTGGTCACTGGCATTGCCGCCGGCTCGGCCGTAGCGACCGCCACCAGCGTGTCCGATCCGACCAAGACGGTAACCCGCAACATCACCGTCACCGTTTAAACCTCACGACCGCCGCCCTGCACCGGGGCGGCAACAAGGATTCGTATGACCTTTATTCTGCAGAAGAAAGAACTGCTCGACACCGTCAGCACCCGCTGGATTGAGCCGGTCGCGGGCCTGCGCATCAAGGTGGCCTCGGCGGCGAAGGAAGGCTACAAGAACGATTACCGAATCATCATGCGCCATGTGCAGACCCTTTCGGGCCAGCACGGCATCGGCACTGAAGAGTTCAGCGTCCTGAAGCTTGGCGACCTGCCGCCGCTTGACTCGGACAAGCTGTTCGTCGAGCTGGCGTGCAAGCACCTGGTTATCGAGTGGGAAGGCGTGGCCGAGTTCGACGACCCAGGCAAACCAGCGCCGTACACACCGGAACGCGGCGTGCTGCTCATGGAGCAGTTGCCCCAGATCTACTTCGTCGTCATGCAGACCGCCCAAGCCATCGCCTTGCGCCAGAAGGAGCAGGCAGCGGAAACCCTGGGAAAGCCATCGAAGCCTACCGATGGGCGATCGAGTGGGCGGGCGAGTCGAACGACCGCAAAAGAAAAGTCCGCGAGCGCCTGAGGGTAGCGGTACCGGATCAGCCAGAGATCGATGTGGTGGGCGACGAGTTGCTGACCGCCTACTACATGATCAGTCGTGGCCGGCAGTATGTCGGCATGGCCGCTGCGCCCGCTCCGATCTCCCTGGGCACCATCACCGAGTACTTGCTGGCCTACGGATCTTCAGTCGACCGGCGTGAATTCGACGAGGCGATCTTCGCCCTGGACGATGTATTCCGCAAACACTGGGAAGAAGAGCAGGAAAAGAAGAAGGACAAGGAGAAGTAGTTCGCCCGTTGCGGTCGGTGATAGATTGCCGTCATCAACAGGGAGGAATCTATGCAACCGATTTGGGGCTTCATCTTTTTCGCGCTCATCTGCTGCCTGGCGGCGATCATTGCCGTCAAGCGCGGAAACAGCGGCCTGCTTCACGCTGCCATTACCGCAGCGCTGGGCTTCGGGTTCGTCATGGTAGTGGTTCAAGCTACTGGCGGGCGGGATGCGTTTTCTGCGGCCCTGGGTGGGTTCATCGGCGGCGCCGCTGGCGTGCTGTTCGCCTGGCTGCGCAAATCCGACGCCCAGCAGGCAGAACGTACAGGGTCATCCGCAGGCCACAAGACCTGCCGTTTCTGCGCCGAGGTCGTAAAGATCGAGGCGCTCAAGTGCAAGCACTGCGGATCTGACCTGTCCGGGTGACTCATCATTGAATAAGAAGCCGCCTACGGGCGGTTTTTTTACGCCCGGAGAAAAGCAATGGCGCAAGAATCACGCCTCGTCATAACCATTGATTCGCGAGCCGCCGAGAAGAATGCCGACGGCCTGAGCGATGCCCTGAAGCGAGTAGACAAAAGCGGGGAGACTGCCGCCGCATCCGTTGGCGGCGCTACAACAAGCGTTGAGCAGCTTGGCAAGGCAGCAGGGAAGACGACAGCACCGCTTGATAAGACCTCGCAAACTCTGTCGAAAACCGGCATGTCCGCTGCGCAGATGTCGAACAACTTGCGCATGCTGCCGGCGCAGATCACTGACATTACCGTGGGCCTTGCCACTGGACAGGCGCCATTTACGGTGTTTCTCCAGCAGGGCGGACAGCTGAAGGACATCTTCGGCGGCGCGATTCCGGCCCTGAAGGCGGTTGGCGGCTACGTCGCTGGCCTGGTCAACCCATTTACTGTAGCTGCAGCCGCAGCTGCGGCGTTGGGAGTGGCCTACTACCAAGGATCCAGCGAGGCCGAGCGCTTCAACAAGGCGCTGATCACCAACGGCAACGCAGCCAATACCAATGCCAACGAGCTGATCAATGCCGCCGAGCAAGCCTCGCGCATGGGCGTCACGGTCGGCGCGGCAGCAGAGGCGCTGACCAAGCTGGCAGCTACCGGCAACCCCGTAACGATCATGTACGCCGGCATGGCGGCCGCTGCGGTCAAGTGGTCGAGCGCCACTGGCGAATCAATCGACGACGTGGTCGCGAACTTCAACAAGATCGCCAAAGACCCAGTCAACGCCATCCGCGAACTGGACAAAGAGCTGAACATCCTCACCGCTACGCAGTACGAGGAAATCCGGGTACTGCAGGATCGCGGCGACAAGCAGCAGGCCGCGATGGTTGCGGAAGAAGCCTACGCCAGTGCGATCAGCCGTCGCGCTGACGAGATCAAGGGAAACCTTGGCACGCTGGAAAGCGCCTGGAACGCGATCACTGGTGCCGCCAAGTCAGCATGGGATTCCATGCTCAACGTCGGACGCCAGGACACACCCGAACAGCAGCTCGCCAGCGCCTATGAGGCCCTGGCCAAACTGAACAAACAGGGCCAGAACTCCATCGTGGGGAGCTCGGCCGACTTCAAGAAGCAGATGTCGGAAGTCGAGAAGGAGATCACGAACCTCCAGCTGAAGATCGCCAACACCGGCGCCCAGTCCCTCGACACCGCTTACAAGAACACCCGTGAGACAGCTGCGAAAGCGGCGATGGATACTCTTCGCTCCGCCACTGCCGAATCCATGTCCGAGATGGACAGGCTGCAGAAGAAGCTGAAAGAACTCGACATCGCCAAGAAAACCGCCACCGAGGCGGGCGCGTTCGGAGAAAAGCAGCAGGCGGAATATGCCAAGGCCCGGGCCGGGTACGAGCAGAAGATTGCCGATATCAAGGAGCGGGAAGGCAAGAAGAACAAGCCGAAGAGTGACACTGGCGCGCTCAGTGCTGCCGAGTCCACGTTCGCCAGCCTTTATAAGCTGGCGGATCCGGCCGCCGCCGCCGCGCGCGAGCTGACCAAGCAGCAGGAGCAGCTCGAGTTCGCACTCAGCAAGGGCAAGATCACTCAGCAGCAGTACGGCGAGGCGCTGGCCCAGGCATCGCGCAACTATTCCGCAGTGATCTCCAAGACCGGCGAGCTCACTCAGGCCGAGCAGTACCGCCTGCAGATCCAGAAGCAACTGCAGAACCAGCAGGACGCCGCGAACGCACAGGCCGCAGCTGTTGGTATGGGTGGCGAGCAGGCAGCCCGCGCACAAGAGCGGCTGAAGCTGGAGAAGGAAACCAATGACCGGCTTCTGCAGCTGCGCACCGAACTAGCCAACGCTCAAGGCGAGAAGCAGCGCCAGGCCCTGCAAGCGCAGATCGACATCACCAACGAGATGTTCCCCCAGCAGATCGCCATTATGGAGAACGGCTGGGCCCAGGTGGATGCGGCCCAGGCCGATTGGATGAACGGGATCACGGCCGGGTGGGATAACTATCAGGCCAAGGTCGCGGACGTGGCCTACCAAACCGAAACGATCATGACCGACTCGCTCGACACGATCACTTCGGGCTACGGGAGCGCCTTCACCAAGATGGCGCTGGACGGACAAAGCTTCGGCGAGGTGACTCGGGGTGTTTTCGACAGCCTTGCTCGAACGGTTCTCGATGGCCTCGGCCAGATGGGCGCCCAGTGGCTTGTGCTCCAGGGTATCAAGCTGGCTTTCGGCCAAACCGAGCAGGCGATGCACCTAGCCAAGATGGCAGGCATCGCCACTGAGACAACCGCTGAAGTGGCATCGACCAGCACCATCACGGCAGCCAAGGTCGCAGCAGACGGCATCGCGACGGCGTCATCGCTGACCGCAACCGCCACAACAACCACGGCACAGGTCGCGGCAGCAGGCACCACGCTGGCGTCTTGGCTGCCTGCGGCGCTGGTCGCGTCTATCGGTTCGTTCGGTGCGGCAGCTGTGGTCGGCGGCGGCGCTTTGCTGGCGGCCTTCGCGCTGATCAAAGGCTTCTCCGAGGGCGGCTACACCGGCCCCGGCGGAGTCAATCAGCCGGCCGGCATCGTCCACAAGGGCGAAGTGGTTTGGTCTCAGGCGGATATCAATCGATCTGGCGGCGTTGCAGCAGTCGAGGCTATGCGCCGAGGCGATGCGATGCCTGCCGGTATCAGCGGAAGCGGTTCCAAGTCGTCATCCAGTGCAGCCGGTACCAACGGCGCTCAGGTCCAGCCGGCGGCAGCACCCATGACCGTTCAACTGGTCGAGGACGCCAGCAAGGCCGGGCAAGTCAACCGAACGCAGCTCACCGAAGGCGACGTCATTCGGATCTACGTCGCAAACATCTTCTCGGAAGGTGATGCGCATGAAGCCAACCGGGCCAAGTACGGGCTCAGCTCGCAGGGAACATAGGAGGTAACGCATGAGCAACCCAATCGCCATCTGCTACGCCTCTGCGGGTAGCGACATGATCATCAACTCGATCGAGGCGATGTGCAGCATCTGGCCTGAGTCGATCCGGTTCTGCGCCGGCTATGACGACTACATCTTGGGCACCGAGGATGGGCGGGCGGTGCTTTTCACAGCCATGGGGTTTGAAGAGGCGCTGCCGTCCCGCGACAACAGCGCATTTCAAAACCTGCTTATCGGTCTGGACAACACCAATGGCCTGGTCCAGCAAAAACTGGAAGAGGCAAAGAGAGCAGATGCTCGAGTGACGATCGCATATCGCCGGCACCTGGAAAGCGATCTGAGCTATCCGCAAGAGAAGATGCATCTGTCGCTGCTCAATCGGCAGTACGAGGACAGTCCAGTGAACACAGCAACTGTCACTTGCGGCCTGTTCAACCTGCTCGATACCGAATACCCGCGCCGAAAACTAACCGCTGCGATCGCACCGGGAATCATCTTTATATGACTGACCTCGCCAACTACATGCGTGCCCCATACGTGGATGGCGCACGCGGTCCGCTGGCCTTCGATTGCTGGGGCCTGTGCGTGGCAATCAGGACCGGCGTGTTCGGCCTGCCATTGCTTCCAAGCCTGGGCAGCGTTGGGCGCAACCGCCTGCGGGATAACACCATGGCTTACCGCGAGCTGAAGCAGGGCATGAAAGAGTGCTCTCCCGAGCCCGGGGCGATTGCCGCAGTGTTTCGCGGGCAACTGATGGCTCACGTCGGCGTGGTGGTCGAGATCGAAGGCCGACTGAAGGTCATCGACACCAACCCGGGCGGCGTGCGAGTTCGCACCGTGCGCGACTTCGAATCCGATTATCCGAGAGTGGTGTATTACAAATGATCGAATTTTACCCCAACAAGATCGCCGACTCGGCGCCGATCGCGACCTTCAAGACCAATCGCCGCATGTCCTTGGAAGAGTGGCTGATGTCGCAGGCGCCAGCGTACGAGCGCCGCGAGAGCGCACCGATCAGCATCGAGCTCAACGGCGAAATCATCGAGCCGCACTTGTGGCACAAGGTGAAGTTCAAGCCTGCTGACCATGTGCAGATCTGGCGCGAGCCGAAAGGCACTGACCCTTTCTCGATGGCCATCGCGCTGTTCAAAGGCGTGCAAGCCGTCGGCAAATGGCTCATGCCCAAGATGCCCGGCATGCCATCGACGGCTGGCACCCAGCAGGGCGATCCGCTCCGCGAAGCCAGTGCCCGAGGCAACAAGGTAAAGCTTGGCGAAACCATTCGTCACGTTGCCGGTCGCCAGAAAATTTACCCGGCCTACCTGGCTGAGCCGTGCCCACGATTCGTTGCTCCTCGCGAGCAATGGGTTGAAATGCTGCTGTACGTCTCTGAGGGTGAAGTCGACATCCCAATCAACACCATAAAGGTTGGCGACACTCCGCTGATCTCGCTGGGCGCCGATGCGCAAGTGACGGTCTATCCACCCGGTGCAAGTGTGCTCGGCGATACCGCCTCGATGCTCTGGTACAACGTCGGCGAAGTTGGGGCCAGTTCCAGCGGTTCGGCAGGCCTTGAATTGACTGAGTCGAAAAGCATCGCGCCTTCTTCGACAGCATCTGCCTACCAGTTCAATGGCGACTCGATATCGATCCCTGCCGGCGCCGGGACATTCCCGGATGACTGGGAAAGCGGCCTGGTGATTCGCGTCCAAGCACCTTACAACTACACCGTCGTGGATGGCGTGGCAGGGCGTGACATCGTGCAGGGCCCGCTTGAGATGCTCAACCCAACGCCGGGTATGCTGATTGAGGTGGCTGGAGCGAATGCTGGCAACTACGTCGTCAACAGCTATACGCCTTACGCGCCGGCGGTGCCGCCGACATCGGGCACCGCGTCGACCATCCTCGGATCGAGCATTCCAGCGCGCTACGACTTCAACGTCACACCGCTGTCGGTAACAGTGACGCTGGGCGGCACGCCGTACGCTGTCAACCTGAACACCGCAACCACGAACCTTGCCGGGCTGGTCTCGGCATTCAACACCGCTAAGGGTTCCGCACCGTTCATTGCCAGCGCTTCATCTGGTCGCCTGCTCATCACCCAGTTCGGCACCTTCGGCGGCGAAACAATGGTAGCCACCGGCGGCGCCGATATCCTCGGCAGCAGCCCGACCAACACCACTGGAACACCGGCCAGCACCGGGACGGCTGAAGTTCCGGCGCAAATGACCTTGGACTACGACGGCGGGACGCCCGTTGTCGGACTGGCCCTTGGTTCTGGCTTGGCAACCATCGGCCCGCGCGGCCTGCGATACCGGATCACGGCCTTCAGCTCAACGCTGATGGTTGTGGATCGCCTGACTTCGGCAGGCCCGGTTGATGCAGGCTGGCCGGGCTTCAACCTGATGGAGACGGTGAACGGTACCATCACTCTTGATCCTTCAAACCTTGAGGGCGGCTATCGCGGGCCTTTCAAATCCAGCCCGGACGGCGAGCTTGTCACTCGCCTTGAGTGGACTGTGTTTCACCCGAATGGGCTTTGCGGCATTGGGCGTGAAGGCCAGATTTACGAGGTGCGCTCATTCCACACCTTTGAATTCCGCGACGGTGATGTAGCCGGCCCCTGGACCGTGATCGAGAAAGATCACGCGGGTAGCAGCCGTGATGCCCAGGGGTTTACCTACTGGACAGACCTTCCATATCCGATGAGGAATCCGGAGTCACGGATCAAGAAGCGCTTCGTCAGCCAGCCAGGGCGAATCGATAGCGAGAAGCAGGACGATATCAACTGGTACAACCTCCGCGCGCTGCGCCAGGTGCGACCTGCGAGCTATCCGGGCATGACGGTTATGTCGGTCAAGATTCGCGGCGGTGATCGCCTGTCTTCGCAATCAGAGAGCCAGATAAGCGTCGAGGCCACACGCAAGCTGCCATTGCGATACGCCGGCACTTGGCTGCCGCCAGAGCCTACACGCGAGATCGTGCCATGGTGCTTGTACGTGCTGAAGTCATTGGGCTACGAGGATTCGGACATTGATCTGGCGGAGTGGGATCGGCTGCACGGTGTTTTCTACGGTGCCGGCCAGACCTATGACCGAACGATCGACGCCGGTAGCACGGCGAAGGATCAACTGAACGACGCACTGGCCTGCGGCTGGGCTGAGCTGACCATCACCAACGGACTCGTCAGCCTGGTGCGAGATGAGCCTCGGGCAGCTTTCGATCGCGAATACGGCCCGAAAACTCAGACCTACTCGCCGCAGAACATGACCGAGAAGCCACTGACCATCAGCGGACCTCACTCATCGGTCAATGATTTCGACGGTGTGGATGTCGAGTTCTACTCGAGCACAACCTGGGCATGGGAGACCGTGCAATGCCGGTGGCCTGGCGACGTAGGGCAGAAAGTCGAGAAGCTCAAGCTGCCAGGCGTGGGAGATCGAAACCAGGCCTACCGGTTCGGAATGCGCCGGCGCGGTCATCAGAAATTCCGGCAGGACGTGTACAGCTGGGAAACGACCATGGCCGGCATGAACTCGGGCTACCTGAGCTTCTGCGCGGTGGCCGGCAATGCGCCGGGCACGTGCCAGAGCGCGCAGATCGAGGATGTCCAGTCGGTTGCCGGTGGATTCGTCATCACCTCAACCGAGCCGCTGGATTGGTCAGCAGGAGGCGCTCACAAGATCGGTTTCAGCCGGCCTGACGGCACGCTTTCGGGGCCATATCCCGCGACTCAAGTTGATGAGTACCAGGTGCTCATCGCTGATCTGGATTTCGATCCGGACACCAGCCACGACATCAACCTGCCGCAGATCCTGTTCGGACCCGACGGCAAGTGGGCCTACCCGGTGCTGGTCACCAAGTCTGATCCATCAAACGGAAACGTGGCCATGAAGGGGATGCCCTATGACGCCCGCGTCTACACCTACGACAACGCCACTGCACCCGCATAAGGATTGGCCATGATCGATTACCCGGAAGGCCTGCCGTATCCGCTGCGGGAGAACTACGGGCTTGAGCCGGTCAGCCCCATGACTCGCTCGAAGCTCGGCAACGGCCGGAGCGAGGCCAGGCGCAAGTTCAAGAACGTCCCGGTGCTCGTCAATGTGATCTGGGAGCTAGACGCCGGTCAGGCGCAGATATTCGAAGCCTTTTTCGAATACACGCTTGTCTCTGGCGTAAAGAAGTTCGAATGCCCGCTGCTCACACCTTTGGGCCTGGATAAGTACACCGCCGAGTTTGACGACATCTATAAGGGCGGCTATCTGACCAAGCTGAATCACTGGCGCTACACCGCCCAGCTTTGGCTGCTCAAACGTCCGCTGATCGACAAGGAATGGCTGGATTATGGTCCTGAGTACGTCCTGCACTCGGACATCATCGACATCGCCCTGAATCGGGATTGGCCTGAAGCATGAAAACCAAATTCAATCCGTCCCGGTATCGGGCGCCATGCTGGAGAAAGGCATGACAATTTTTGCAACGATGAACCCCGTCGGATCGACCAGCCCGAAAGACCTGAAGGACAACTCGCAGAATCTCGATTACTTGTCGCTTGGGCCGGCGCTGAGCTACCCAGATCGGAGAGGCGTCAACCGACTGTCATGGGCTGGCATTGAGGCTTCGTTTGCGGCGGCCCAGGCTAACAAGCAGGAGGTATTCGATGCCTCGCAGGCTAACAAGCAAGCAGTGTTTGATGCCTCCCAGAGCCTCCGCGAAGATGTGTTCAATCAGTACCTTGAGGGTTCCGGCTGGACTTCCCTGGGCAACTACGCCTCTGGTATTTCGATTGTTTCGCACAGCCAGACGGTTGAGTACGGCGGTCAGCCTTATTCGCTGAAGCCATCGGTACCTGCGTCCATTTCAGCTCCGTACGTTACGGCGGGCAACTGGGCAACCGAAAGCGTCAATTTCAAGCTGGTCGGGGATAACTCCCTGCGTCAGCAACTGGCCTTGCCGCCAGGCTCTAGAATGTTAGGGCATCAGCGGGCGCCGGTTGTCGATACAATCGATGATGTTGGCGGCATGCTGGACGCCCAGCCCGTCAACCCCTGGGAGTACGCGCACCTTGTCACCGTAAAGCCTACACCTTCAGATCCGTCGACCTGGGATTGGAAGCCCGCATTGTTGGCGGCCGCCGCATCTGGCCCGGTTGTTGACCGCTCCCTGCGGTTCTACCGAACCAGCCCTGTCGTGTTCCCGAGCACTGCGCACATCGAACTAAACATCCGCCCGTTCGACTCCATAGGTCGTGTTGTCACCATCGGGGGTGACGCTTCATACATTCAACTGAACATTGATGCTGAGGGCAAGGGCGTAACAGGCGTATACGTCCCGGCCAGCCGTGTAATTGGTCGCGCTTTCGTTAACAACATCACGGGGCAGCCGGTTGGTGTAGGCGGCAACCAGGCGGGTGTGAATATCACCGGTACAGGTTGCGAGATCACTGTCGTAGGCCGAAACCACCTGAAAGGTACTTCGGATAACGACTCCGTACCTCGCCTTGTGGCGGTGGATGGTTCAGGTGGCGATAACATCGTCCGCGTGATCGGTCGCAGCATCAACTGCGGCCTGGTGAATAACCATGCCCTGCTGAGCGTTCCGGACATCAACATCAATGGCGCGACTGACAACGCAATCTACAATCTCGCAGGCGTCATGGATGTGGATCACGGCGTCTTCATCGGCTGTATGGATGAGATCGTTGTGGGTGGCGGCAAAGTGAACTTCGGCTCCAAGTCTGTCATCGACTGCAATGGCAGTTCTGGCGTGTCCGATTGTCAGATCACCATCGGCAAGTACAACATCATCAGTGATGATCCAGCCCGCGCATTCGTTCCGTTCCGGTCCCGTACAGGTAACACCTCCAGTTCGGTCACTATCTCCGAACTGACCGGTACCCTAAACCTGACTGCTGCAGCTAACGGTGGTGGAATCTTCCAGTTTGAGGTTGGAACTATAGCCGTGTCCGTTGGGCGTATAGACCTAAAACTTCGATACAAGACAGGATCCACAAAGGCGCTGGTAAAACACACCACTGGCAGCTTCACGTACGGCAACGTAAAGATAGAGCTGATCGACGACACTGCAACCCTAACAGGTTCGGATAAGTTTGATTTCACACTTCCCGCCGCTGTTGCTGCTCCATCGTATCTTGGTGATTGCCAGCTTATTAGTGCGTCTGGCGACGTGCGCGTCAGCAACTCCATCCAGGCGTCCGTCCGCATCGCGAATGGCGTCGAGGTAACTACAACTTCCGGCCCTTATGTGGCAATGGAGAACGCAAGCTTTCCAAAGCCTCGCCGTGTAGTAGGCAGTGGCGTTCCAGTGGGGCCAGGATGGGTGAGAGGCGACTCTATTGTTGTAAAAAACATATCAGATGGCGGCGCTGGAGCGTATAGATCGCTTACCACTGGGTCTGGTAGCTGGAGGGCAACTGAATGGCTGGTTAAGCGAGGAACGACTGGCGCTCGCCCAGCCCTTACGGCAAGCGAGCCAGGGGTTATGTATTTCGATACCACATTAACCCCAAACGGCAAGCCTATTTTCTGGACCGGAACACTCTGGGTCGACGCGACTGGCGCATCGGTCTAACTCATAAAAAGGAATCAACATGGCTATTTTGGTGAATATTGAATACCGAGGGATCAAAATCGACGGCGCCTACGCCAGTGTTTGTGAGCCCTCTATCTCAACAAGCAAGGACAGCGTCTCGTTTTGCGTGGTCTACAGGGCTGGTCCAGATCACGACCAGTTCACCAGCGAAATGATGGAGTGCTTTTATGATTTGAAGGGGGAAAATCCATACTCTCAGGCTTATGGGTTCCTCAAGACTCTGCCTGAGTTTGAAGGCTGTTCTGACTGCTAACCGCTTCCCCTCGGCCGCCCAACACTGCTCCGCTAGCGGGGCAGCCTCTCCCCTTGATCATTTAATGCGTTATCAGTTTCAAAACTGTTCGCGCTGGTGATAAAATGATTCATTTTAAGGAGGGTTGTTGTGAAGGATAATAAGCGATTTTATGCGTTAGATAGTTTCAGGGGTGTATGTGCTCTTTTTGTGGTTGCTTTTCATACTCATATTTCAGGGGCTTTTACTGAGTTTGGTTTCTTTCGAAGGGCAGACATATTTGTTGAATTCTTTTTTGTATTAAGTGGATTTGTATTGGCTCACGCCTACGGGAAAAAGAAAGACGTTAGATTTATGGATTTTTTCATATCTAGGACATTCAGGCTTATCCCTCTCCATTGGTTTATGCTGTTTATTCTGATTGTGCTTGAACTTGGGAAGTATATTGCCAATCAAAAAGGACTCTCCTTTGTTCATGAGCCGTTTACCGGAATGTACGATCCGTCTGGGATAATTCCAAATTTATTGTTGGTTCAATCATGGACCAAATTCACGGAAATGTTTTCATTTAATTACCCTTCGTGGAGCATAAGTATTGAGTATTATATGTACATGATATTCATGGTTGTTTTAATATTTGGTGATAAGTTGAGGGTTCTGGCTTGGTGGTCGATCTCGCTAATAGCATTTTTTCTTCTGTTTTTGGGTGTTGGTTTCTTAACTGAGGCCTCGCTTCGAGGGTTATCTTGCTTTTTTGCAGGGTCGTTATCGCACATTGCTTATTCTAAATTGTCTAACAGAATTAGAGTTGACTATAAATATTTTACGGCTCTTGAGGCTTTGCTGATATTTCTAGTATTTGCAGTGGTCCTGTCTGATTTTGAATATCAGAAAATTATTTCTAGCGTTCTCTTTTGTTGTGTTGTGGTTGTTTTTGCGTTTGATCGCGGGGCGGTTTCAAAGTTGTTCGGGTGTGGCGTGTTTTTATTAATTGGGCGGCTCTCTTACTCGATTTATCTGACTCATGCAGCAATTTTGATTTGTGTTATGTATTTGTTTCTTGCGCTGCAAAAAGTATTTGGAGTGAATCTTACTCCATTAGTCGGCGGTGTCCGCCACATTCAAACTGGCAGCGATGCACTGAATAACATGATTGCTGCGTGTTTGTTTCTTTTGGTTATTGCTGTCTCGGCATTTACATATAAGCACGTAGAAGTTAAAGGCCAGATGCTAGGAAGGCGGGTTATCCAGGCGTGGAACGTTTCGCGTCAGCGGCGCCAGCCTGGCTATATTGGTCAGTAGGCAAATATCATTCGCGGCGAAGGCGTATTTTCTGCCAATTGTCTTCGCTGGTGCATGACCCAGTGTCGCCGCGAAGGAAATACAAGGTTGCTCTATAGGAGGATGTTCGGCGAGAGCAGTGCCGGTCGCGAAGTTTCCGATAGGCCCATAACCATCCATGATTTCCTGGGTTGCGCATGTCTTTCTCCGATTTATGTCTTTCAATGAATAATTGTACCAGCACACAAAATTCCACAGCCCGCCGATGCGGGCTTTTTTTCGCCTGGAGAAAAGTATGACCACAACCGACAAAGACCGCGACATCCTTGCCCGCACCCTATGGGGCGAAGCCCGCGGCGAAAGCGTGGCCGGCCAGATCGCCGTCGCTTGGGCGATTCGCAACCGTGTATTCGACGGCAAGACCAAATCATGGTGGGGGGAGGGCTACGCCGGCGTCTGCCTGAAGCCGTGGCAATTCAGTTGCTGGAACAAGAACGACCCAAACTATGCCTACCTGAGCGGCGCAAAGCCTATACCGGCTGCGCAATACGCTCAGGCTTTGAAGGCTGCTGATCAGGTCATGGCGGGCACGGCGCCAGATCCAACAGGCGGCGCGACACACTACTACGCGACCACCATGCCGAAGCCACCGACCTGGACGAAGGGCGCCAAGCAGACGCTGAAGCTTGGCCAACACATCTTTTTCAAAGATGTCCCTTAGCGCCCGCCTTATCCATCGCCTGAAGCTGTCTGCGCAGGCTTTCATTTTGATCATGGACCAGCGACAAGCTGCGGATCTGCGCCAGCTGCGCCGAAGTTTCCGTTTCGAGATTTGCCATCCAGACCCTGGCCTTCTTCAGCTCAATGGATAGCTGATCGTTCATTTCTACCAGCCCTGAGATAGTTTCCTTCGCTGAGCGAAGCTGATCCCTCACGCCTTGAAGGTCTTCCTCCAGCATGCCCGCGTAATGCTTCAGGGTTTGGAGCTCAGTAGGGCTTCCCAGCCAGTCGCTGGTGTCTTCGATGTCGTACGGGTCCACGGTGACGCCTTTTCGAATACTGTTTGGATATACAGTAATCGAGGCGAAGAGTTCGGGCGAGGGGTAGGTGACGAGCTGCGCTATGGAGGCGACACCAGGTCAGCCCACTCCTGCATCATGGCTCTGCGCTGCTCCAGGTATGCCGCGTGGTTATACACGTCGCGGATGAAGCTGCTGTCAGCGTGGGCCAGTTGCCGCTCGATCCAGTCGCGGTTGTGCCCGCGCCCGTTCATCTCAGTGGAGAACAGGTGCCGGAACCCGTGTGGCGATTGCTTGCCGGTGAGCCCGCAGGCGTCCATGACGTTGTTTGCGTAGTTGGTGCCGATCGGGATTGTCGAGTCGCTGCGGTTGATGAAGACGTAGCGCAGGTGGCCGGTGATGGGCAGCATGCTTTTCAGGACTTCAACCGCCTGGCGCGACAGCGGGACGGAATGGTCCCTGCGCATTTTCATCTTGGCAGCCGGCGTGGTCCAGATGGCGGCATCGAGGTCGATCTCCGACCACTCGGCGCGCCTGACTTCCCCTGGGCGGGAGGCGGTGTAGATCATCAGCATCAGCGCCGCCCTGAGTTGTTGCCCGGATGAGCACTCCTGAATAGCCGCCATGGTCTTTGGCATTTCGCTGAACGGAAGGAAGGGGTGCGGCTTGTGCTGCCCCATCCTTTCCGTGACGGCGTGCATCTCGGCGGTCGGGTTGACCTCGATCAGGCCGACGGCGATTGCATAGCTGAACACCTGGCCGGTTCGTTGCCGCACCTTGACGGCGGTGGCCACGGATCCTCGCTTCTCAATCTTTCGAATCAGGCTGATGACGTCGGAGCGCTTGATTGCGTCGATCTGCCGTGTGCCGAAAGTCGGCAGCACATCCAGCTCCATCAGGTTGCTGATGATCCGGTAAGTCCCTGGCGAAATACTTCCCTTCCTGAATGCCAGCCATTCGTCGTACACGCGACGGAAGGTTCGGCCCCCGGCCTCGATCATCTCGGCCTTCTTCTCCCTCCTCGAATTGCGCGGGTCAATCCCGTTCGCAATGTCTTCGCGTGCCTCGTCTCTGCGTGAGCGCGCTTCCTTTAGGCCGGTGTCCGGGTACGTCCCGAACGAAATTCGCGCCTGTTTTCCAAGCCAAGTAAAACGGAAATGCCAGCTCTTGATGCCACTGGTGGCTATATAGAGGGAAAGCCCGAGCGAGTCAGCAAGTGTGTATGCCTTGTCCTTCGGCTTGGCCTGCCTGGCCGCTGTGTCGGAGATCGCCAC